CGTTCTAACTCTCTGTTAAATGTTTCTGTAATTTCTAATAATTTTTCTAAACTGTTCATATTATTTTTTTAAACCTATTAGTGTTAAAAAAGTTTTAAAACTTGTAGCAACATTGTCTTTATTGAACTGTATTGATGGGTATGTTTTGTGATAGTACAATGAAAAATCAACTAAAACTTTTAAAATCTGCTCATTACCTAAATGCTCATAATCCTTACTGCAAATCTCATTCATTACAGGTATAATAGAACCTCCGTTTAACTTTTTTTGTTTTTGAATATCCATCAAACTTTTTACACCTACTGTGTATATATATCTTTTATCGATATATTTATAAACGCTTTTTAATCTTTCGTAATTTTTTGGCATTGATGAATTACCTTTTTTAACAACGCTTGAAGTTCCTAAAAATATATTTATTAACGCTGGTATTGAGAAAAGTTTATGCTTTGTCGCTAATGCCTTCGCTTCTTTTTCGTCTGATGGGTTATTTAAAATGTCGTTAAGAAATGTTCTATAAATGTTTGATTCACTAAATGAAGACCTTGATACAACAAAATCCAAAGTACTTAAAGAACGTCCTCTTGTGTTAAATTCAACAAATAATCTAAAAGCATCTTCTTCTGTCTTTACATTACTAACCCTTACCCAAGCGTTCTTGTATTTCAGTCCTATCATTGCGTTTTTTAAGTGGTTTCCATCTGTTAAAAGTTTTCTTCCGTTTGGTAATTCACAAACTAAAATTTCCCTTTGTTGACCAATAATTTTCAAAGATTCAATTAAACTATTTACGTTTGAATTATTTTTCCATCTTTGCCAGTTTGGAACTTCATAAGAATTTAATTCTTTTAAATTAACTTTTTTTACTTCTGATTTTAATACTAATTTTTTCATCTTGTTTGTTTTTAATTTTGATTACTCTGCAAATCTACAATACTTTTTAATATTTAAATGTTAAAGAAATGTTAAAATTTAATCGTTGTTGTAATGTTTTAAATAAGGTTGTTCCTTTTTAGTACATTTTTTAATCCAACTTTTATCTAAAAACTTAATGTATCTAAACTGCCTTAAATCGTGCTTTATTGATTCTTCTTTTTTTGTTTGCAAATACCTACAACCGCCTACGTTATTTTTATATCGTTGGCTTTTTTTAGAAACTGTCATACTTGTATTATGATACATTGTGTCTTCAAGTTCCCAAAAACTACTTGTATGCTCCCCATAAAATCTAAAAGAACACGCTTGATAAACAATACCCAAACCACCACAACGCTCATCTGCAAAACTTTGAATCCATTTAATAGTCTTAAGTTTGCCTTTAATGTATTTTATACTGTAACTTATAGCTTTACTTTCTGGGTAATTACCTACATTGTCAGCTATCCACATTCTATTAAGTTCTAAATATTGGTTCATTTCCGTACCAGTAACAAGGCTTCCTCCACTCGCTGGATTCATTGCGTAACCGTACTGCAATACACCAAGAAATTCTCCTTTAATAAATACACCTAAATTTACATAAGTTCCGTTGTAAACTTTTTTACTATAATGATTTTTAATTATAGTTTTGTTTGCTAAATTTCTTTCAATTTCTTTTACATAAAATTCATCATTACCATACCCAATTATGTCTTTATGTCCAAACATTGGTATTTGGTCGCTATAAATATATCCTTTCATAATCTACTTGTTTTTATCGTATTTGTAAATCTTACTGTATAAATCCCAAATTGCTTGGTAAGATTCTTCTGCACTAAATTCTTTGCCTTTCATATAATATTGTCCGTTACCGCCTAATTTATAAAACACTTTAAATTTAGAACCAGAAACCTTTGGATATATTATAAAGCCTTTCTTAAAACAATAACGCATTGCTTCGTAATTGCAATCTTTAATCTTTATCTTCTTCTTTACCTTTGCCATCTATATTTAAATCTTCAAGTAATGTAATTAATTCTAATGCTTTTTCAACTCCTTTTGCTTCGCACATTCTTCGAGCCTCTAATAAATAAAGCCAATATTCATACACATCATTTTTATCTTTTGTTTGATAATAACTATCTACACAACTATTGTAAGCAACTGAATTTAATTGATTGCATTGTCTTTTTTCCATAACTTTAAAGTTCTAAATTATTATCATAAGATTGTTCATAAAATTCTTTATTATCAATATACTTTTTATAATTGTCAGTTGCTAAATTTAATTTATCATAACCACCTTGAATAAAATCATCTGAAAAAGTAAAAAAATCAACTTCTTGTGTTCTTTTATCAACAACAACATATTTAAACTCAAAAGACCCAAACAATTCTAAATATAAAGCAGCCTGCAAATCATAATTCCAATGCAAAGAAGCCTCTGAAAAATTAGATATATCACTTGTTGTTTTTAAATCAACTACAATGCCAGGTAAACAAATATCAGCCTTACCTCTGAAAGGTAAATTATTGTAGTAACCTATTTCCGGTTTTTCAAAGTCAGCGAATCTGACCAACTCTCTAAACTGGTCATTATCTAAAACAGCATCTGCTATTGATTTACATCTATTTAATTCTGATCTTGTATAAACAGTCTGAGGTAACTGTTCCTCAACAGCTAATTTATATAACTTACTTCCTTTAGTACTATCTATTATTGTTAGTTCATCTATTTTATGCGGTTCTAAACTCAACAAATGAATTAGTCTACCATCTCTAAAAGGTTGGGGTTCTTTTTCTTTTGGTGGTTTATTTAGCATTTCAACGTATGCTTCTGGTCCTTCAAGTAAACTTTTACAAGCAGAACTTGATAAAGCATTTTTACCAAGATAGCCGTAATAAAAAGAATCATCCATCATTTTAGGAAGTAAATCTTTTTTGTTAAATATTTTGTTGTTTAATAATTTAATTTTCATTATGAATTTTTTATAAATGTACCATTAACCATCTTGCCTTGCCTTAGCTTTATAACATCATAAGCTGATTGTATACAGTCTTCTATTTTTAGCCCCTCTAAATGGGCTAAATTAGTTAATACAACTACAATATCTCCAATTGCATCAATAATTTCTACTTTATCATTATTTAATAAAGCTTTTGCTAATTCACCTGCTTCTTCTTGCAGCTTTACATATTGTGTTTTAGAATCCCCTTTATCAAAAATACCTCTTTCTTTTGCCCAATCCCTAATGTTATCAAAATTATTTTTATTTTCTAACTCTTTATTTTCAATTAAAAATTCATAGGCGTTTACTAATGATTGATTATATAAAAACATTTCATTATTAAATTGAGACTTTTTAAGATTTTTTATCATCCATTCAGCAAGTTCTTCGTTAATTATTATATCAATGCCATTAATGTCATTTAAAACCATTAAATCTAACATAAATTTTTTAGTCAACTTTTCTTTTGATACTTTAAACGTTGTTGTGTGATTTGTTTTTTTTACTAACATAATTTTTTGTTTATTTGTTTTTTTATTATTTTCTAATTCTTCGTATGTATTTGTATCTATTTTATAATTTAATAGTTCTTGGTAATATCTTTCTGAATTTGAAGCTTTTTTAATATCTTCACTTTTAAATAAAACAGAATATTTTTTATAGCCTTGTTCTGCTTCTACTCTTTTTTTTAAGTTATTTGTGCAACCTACTTTTATTCCAGGAATATAATATACGTAATACATTTTTTTTTATTTTAAATTAAACTGCTACTTTACAAGTAATTTTTTTATGAAACTTATAATTAATTATATTTAATTTTTCTTTATTATAAGTAAACTTTGGTAATTTATAAATATCTGTCTCTAAATATTCTGAAATAGCATTTACTTGGTTATTATAAATATGAGCATCTACTATTTGCAAATTAACTTTATTAGCTTTTTTATTTGTTTTATTAGCAATATACAATAATAGTTTAGAAAACAATGCAATATCGTAAGGAATACCTAAAAACAAATCCCCTGACCTTTGCACAACAAACATATTTAGTTTGTCTTTTTCTACAAAAAATTGAAAGTATAAATAGCAAGGTGGTAAAGCCATTTCTTTTAATTGTTCTGGATTCCATAAAGATACAATATGTCTTCTTGAATCTGGCATATCATTAATAGATCGTATTACATTTGTAAGTTGGTCAATGTCACTACTATTAAAGTTTCTTAATTGGTGCCCATAAACAGGGCCTAAATCACCATTTTCATCAGCCCATTCATTCCATATAGTAACATTATTTTCTTTAAATCTTTTTATATTAGTTTCTCCATTTATAAACCAATCAAATTCTGTATTAAATACTTTTTCATATATTTTACGTCCAGTAATTATTGGAAATGTTTTATTTAAAGACCAAGATAATGATTGATTAAATAAAGATTTACTTCCGACACCGGTTCTATCATCCCTATTGTTTCCTCTTTTTAAAGCCTTATTTAATATGGCCCTGTATTTTTTTTCTAATTTATTCATTTTCTAGTAAATTATTTAAAGAGCCCATATAAGCAACTGCATCTAATAAGTTATCTTCTTTGTGAGCATTTGATTGTCTTGCTAATTTTAAAGCAATTAAAACGTTGTAAGCCTCTACAGTAGATATGTTTTTATCACCCATTAAAGATGCTATTTCTGCCGTTTTTTTCATACACTCGTGAAAATTGCCATACATTCTTGTTTTTTCTTCTGAGCGCTTGTTAACTATTTTGTCTGCTTCTTTTAAAATATTCATTTGTTTTTATTTATTTTTTTACTAATATACTACTTTTTTTTAAAAATCATAAGAATTATCAACAAATTCTGGTAAACCGTTTTCATTTATTAAAAAGCTAAAAGGTTCAAAACCTCTGTTTCTACTTCTTTTACATTCAACTGAAACCCAACCTTTGTTAACGTGATTCGCTTCTAACTTAATTTGTAATTCTGCTTTCTTTTCTAAAAAACTACCCAAATGCCCA